TTGGCTTCAAAACTTGGGCAAGCTTTTTTAACTCCTAAAAAATCTTTATGTCCTTGTACTATTGCGTTTGGAAATTGTTTTTTAGCTTGTTTAATTAGATACAATAAACTTTCTTTTTGTTTTTGTGTTCTCGTATCTTTTGGCTTTCCTTTTTCATCTATGCCACCAATATAACTAAAATGTATTGAATTAGAATTAAAACCTTTAACACCGTTTGTAATTTGTTCATAGTTTGCTAATTCGTGTATAATACCGTTTGCATCAATTAACCTATGATAACCTACAGATTTCCATTTTAAAACATCTTTCCAATAGTTTAAAATTGCTTGTTTTGTAGCGTTTGGCTGTGAAGCTGTGCAATGTATAACAATATAATCAATTTTTCTCATTGTTTTTATTCTTATATGTTTCTATTGTTTTTAATACGGTATAAAATATAGAAGCAATTAATAAAATTATCTTTAATGTGTTTTCTATGTTAGAGAAACTTAACAGCATACTAATACTATTAAAAAAATATAGTTTTAAATCGTTATGCGACATTTTTACTTTTCATTAATCGTTCTACAATATTTGTAACTCCCTCTATTGTTATATAAGAAGTTGCAATAATTACCCAATCAGTAGAAGTTATAGACTTACTAAATAAACCAATAGAAGCTATTACAAATACAGTTAATTTTCTACTAACCCATTTATTTAAAAACAAGTCTATTTTTTCTTTATTACTCATTTACTTATTTATTAAAAAGGTATAGCTAACCAGCCACTTGAAGTATATACGTGTATTTTTTCGTTATCAGTATTAAATATCATTAAACCGACTGCAGGACTTGTTACAGCATACATTTCAGAATTTGTCATTCGAGGCAATAAAAATCCTTGAGAATTAGAAAATACTTCTAATATAGCTGATGGTTCAGGTGTACCTGTACCTACTGCAACAGTTACCCCATCATCATAAACTAAACTTTGTGCTATTTCAGAAGTTGTTGAAAATTTAGATAATTTATTTACTGTACCTGTTCCTGTAATTGGGTTTGTTATTAAATCTTGTTTTGTAGCTAAAGCATCAAAAACAGCGTTTTGACTTGGTGCTACAGTAGTAACTCCATTAACAATAGCATCGGTTACCTTTGCATTAATAGCTGTATTTTGTGCAGTACTTACTGGTTTATTAACATCAGAAGTATTATCTACGTTTGATAAACCTACGTCTGATTTTGTTAAATCTATATTACCAGAACCTAACAAAGATTGTCCCTCTATTGTTTTTATATTTGTACCTGAAACAAGAGTAGCCTGTTTATTAGTATATAAATCTGAAAAATTATCTTTTGCTTTTATAAAAGCACCTCTTAAGGTATCCCCTGTGCCATCGTTTGCAGTTGTACCTACATTTATTATTTGTTCAGCCATTGGTATATTTTATCTGTTGTTAATTTAATTATATCTATTGTGTATTTTATATTATCTACCGTTAAGGTTAGGATTTTTTTTTTAAATCAGTTTCTTCACTATGGCTAAATTCATAAATTTTGCCCCAATCGTTATCATTATTAAAAGCACCCTGTCCAAAACCTATACCGTTATCGTTTGCTGCTTGCCCCCAACCTATACTATTTGCCATTATTAGATTTTAAGATTTCTACTTTTTTTAATTGCTCAACTTTAGCTAAATATAAATTTAACTTTTTAAAGTTTTTAATCTTTACGTTATTATATGTACCAGCCACCATAAAAATTATTCGTATCAGGGTTTACATCCTCGTTATTATTATTGTTATATTCAGGATATGTATTTGTATTATAACACATAAAATCAATAAAACGCTGTGTATAACTTTCTGCTATATCCCTTTCTTTTTCTACTAAAAAATCTACTTCTGCTTTATCTACATTAGTTGAATTTTCAGAGTTATGTTTAAACAATCCTTTATTACTTAATGTATATGCTGCAAATGGTAAATAATAAACCATTGCCCAATGGATAAGCATAGGTTTAACATAGGTAGTTAAAAGGTTTTTATAATCTACAAATGCAACTTCATTAATATCATCGTTTAAAATCAATTCCTGTAACTTTTGGTAAAGTTTAGAACCTAAATAATTTTGAATAGTAATATCTTGACTGATTTTTATATATTCGATAAAATCATCAGCATCTAAATTACCATTTGTAATTGTAAATTTCTTTACATCTTCTGTACTTATTAATAATGCGTAAGCCATATCTTAATTTGTTTTAGGTAAAAATCCCTTGTTTGGCATATCTATTGGTCTTTGTGAAACTAAATCAGGATTTTTTATAACATAACCATACTGTTCTGCTTTTTTACCTGCTATTTGTTTTGCCTTTGGAGAATTTACATCAATATTTACATTTTCAAAACTTGCATAAACTTGCTTATTCCAACGATGATGGCAGGCACCTCCGCCTTTATAAAACCATACATTTACAAAAGGCGAACCATTAGCACCAAAACCTTTTTGTTCTCCCTCGTTATTAATTCTAACCTCGTTTACTATTTTGCTTGACATAGCTACAATATCCTCTTTGCGATATATTTTTTTAGCTTCTATCATTTTTTTGCAAAATAATCTACTCTTTGAAGAAGTTTCTCCTGCATATACATATCTTGTAATAAATCTTATACCATCTATATTTTCATCTTGTTCACTTTTTGCGTTACCTCTTGCAGTTCCTGTATTAACAAAATTGTAAACTTTGCTTAATAAACTTTGTTTTGGCTCTTTAGATAATAATTCATTTTCTGCATCATCACTATCATAATCTACTTCGCTTTCATCAATTAAAAGCCATTTATCGTTTGCTGTTTCACCTAATTGAATTAAAGCATTTGCTACTTCATTATCAGAATTATCTTCGCTTAAACAACAAGTATGTGCTGATAATTTCGTACCTGTTTCTTCTGCTACTTGGTCTGAATTTTGTGCATTTGTTAAATCTGTAAACTCTAAAGGTTGTATTGTTTTAAAGTATAATTTTAACTTAATATTATTAACAGCCAAAATAATATCTAAAGCATCAATAATTTCTAATTGATAAGGTTTAATAACTAAATTATCATATAATAAAGTTGCTGTTTTAATTTCATCTGCGTTGTTACTAAAACCACCACCAGCATCACGAATACCTAAAAGCATTGGTGAAGTAACTCTATGTCCTACAACTAATTTTTCAAAACATTCTTTACTTAAATATTCGTAATGTGCAGGTGCATCATTTAAAGGGATATCATCTACAGTAGTTTTGTTATCTACCGAGCTGTTAAAACCTACAATTACTTTTTCACCCCTTGCACCTGTTAATTTACGTTTAACCTCGTTTGCAATTTCTTCACGTTTTTCTTCTGGTGGCACACCGTTATTAAAGTTTATAACTTTAGTACCACTAAAACCATTCATTACATCGTTAATCAAATAGTCAGATATTTCTTCTTCTAACTTTGCATAAGGTAAAGCACCTGAATAATCAATAGGAGTATAATAATGATAACCACTAATATAAGGTTTGATAACGTAAATTTCAACTTCTTTACCATCACCAAAACCAAAAGCAGGAATACGTTTTATTTCTTCACTTGGTTTTTTATTTGCCCAATCAGGATGATAATACCAAGCTACAATTTCGCCTTTATCATTACATTTTTCAGCTCGTAAAGTATGCATTGGGAAGTGGTCTACAAATTTAACCTCTCCTTTTTCATAACCAACTTGCATTGCAGCCATTCCTAATAACTTTCTTTCTAAACCAATTTTCTTTAAACAATTTGGTTTAATAATAGAAATCATTTTAGCGTACTCATCAGGTTTTTTATTAGCATCTAATGCTGATATACCTTTTCCGTAAATCATATTAGAAACACCTGTTATAATAGCGTTATTTGTAGTACTATATAAATACCTTTCAATTAAAAAATTAAAGTAATTATTATCTGCACCGTACTCTACAAATTCACCCTTTTTACTTTCGTTTATTTGTGGTGAAGTATATGCACTTAAATTTAAAATGTGAAACATATTATTCAAATATTTTATATTCGTTACTTGTTGTATGTTGAGTATATTGGTCTTTGTTAATTGTGTAATTTGCAATTACTTGATTTGTACAAAAAACCTTATCCCTATAAACTATATCCGTTCCATTTAAAATAGTAAGTGTATAGTATTTATTTTCTTTAATTGGGAATATTACAGAAGTTGCTACGTAATACCTATCTATTGAAAACGTGCAATTAATTTCTGTTTCTATATTCGTTTCTTCATCTCGCAATACAATAGCATCAGCATTACTACCATAAATAATAGCGTTTAATGTTTGTGCTGTTTCTTGTTCTCTTAAGATTATCATATTGTTTTATTTAAAAACACAAAAGTTGCATTTTTGTTAAAGCAAAAAAAAAGCGTATAAATTAATATACGCTTTTCATAGTGTTCAATAATATTTCTTAAGAACCAACTACAACTGTAAAACCAGCAGCAGTTAAAGTATCTCCAATAAAATTAGCAGGTACTTTTTCTTGTCCTGTTAAAGTTAAAGTATAACCTGATAAATCTCCCATAGCACCACCTGTAACAATAGTACCACCTGTAACATCCATACCGTGTTGTAAACCTGCGTAAAAGAAATTACCGTTGTTATCTTCTATAATAACTTGTGGGCGACCATAAGCCATTAATTTTAATTCTTTGTTATCCTTAACTGTTAATTTCTTAAAAGTTAATTCTAAAACCTGCTCAAAAAACGTTGTTCCGTTTTCTCTTGAGCTGTTAATATTTTGAGTAAAGGTACTTGCACCTTTCAACTCATATTTATAAGCACTTGGAGTACCTGCTACAGCGTCTATAACGTCTGTATTTGTAACATCGTATGTGTAACCTGTTGCATCTCCGTAATTAACGAAGTAAACATTTTTTAAACCACCTACGCTATCTTTGCATACTTCCAATCTACCTAAACTTAAATCACAAGCCATAGTATATATATTTTAAAAGTTAAAAAAAAAGGTGGCGTTTATTGCACCACCTTTAATTAGTTATTTGTTATTAATTATGCTGGAGTGTAAAGTACTATTTCAGAACCGATACCGTATTGAACAGCAGCAGTAAATCTCATAACAACTCTTACATTTTGTGAACCATCGATATCTGCCATATCAATTAATTTAACTTCGTTTTGGTCTGATAATAAACCTGTACCAAAATATAAGTTAGATTTTTGAGCAGCCATCATATAGTTAGCAGCTAAACCATTAGCAACAAAGATTTTAACACCATCAAAAGATAATGAACCGTTGTTAAACCATTGTGTACCCATTGCGTTAGTACCGTTTGCACCTAAACCAGAAGCAGCAAAACCACCTAAAGCTCTAACGTATGCTCTTGCAACGTTTTGAGAAACGTAAATATGTAAATCTTCTTTACCGTATAATGCAGCAGGGATAGCATCAACTACTTTACCCAATTCAGCAATAACGTTAGAAGCTGTTACAGTAGTACCTACTACATCAACTACATTAGAGTCTGCAGTAGCTAAAGTTACTAAACCGTTGTATTCTCCTGCATTAGCAGTAGCACCTCTCCAAATGTTAGTTTCGTTTTTCTCTGCTACTTTAGCTGCTACGTGAGCAATTAAATAATCAGCAAAAGATTTAGGTAATGTTTCGAAAGCAGACATTCCCATTTCGATAGATTGCCAAGTACTTGCGAAATCTTTTTTACATAATTCTAAATTTACCTGAAATTCCTCAGGAGTAATAACTCTTTCAGTTAAAGTAACTGTAGAAGTTGCATCAAAAGCACAAGTAGCATCTTTAACGATAGCATCAGTAGCTAAACGTTGGATAACTGATTTGTACTTTACGTTTGGCATTACTTCAATTCCACCATTTTCAATAGTAGAAGCTGATAATAATGCAGCTGAAATGTATTTTTTTGAAAATTCACCAGCATAAGTTGTTGTAATACTTGTTGTAGTAGCCATTTTTTTTAATTAATTATTAGTTTGCTATTTTATTCATTACTCTGTCGAATGTAGTCATTTCTCTGTTTTGTGAGAATAACACTTTTTCAACGTTTGGTTTTGCATCAGGGTTATGTGTTAAAGGTTGAGCAGATAATTCTACTACTTCTTTTACCTCAACATTTTTCATAGATGCTAATTCCGTTTTTAAACTTTCGATTTCTGACTTTAAAGCATCAACATCTTCTTGTGAAAAATGCGACTCTCTAACAGTAGACTCGATTACCTTTTTAGCTGTTGCTGGTGTTGGTTCCGCTGCTTGTTCTACTTCTACTTCAACTTCAGGTGTTTCCACTTCTTCAGTTGCAGCTTCTTTAATTTCAGCAATTTCTCCTTCAACTGCAACTACTAAAATCATTCCGTTATCAAGAATATACTCACCTACAGGCAAGGCTACTCTATCTTCACCATTAACAATAAACACCGCTTGTCCTGCTTCAAAGATTTCCGCTTCAATAACAGTACCGTTGTCTAATGTCATTTGCTCAAGTTTGATTTCCATACCAAGCAATTTTTTGATTTCTGTAATTACGTTTGACATATTTATTAAATTTATTTAAAAACAATAGTTTTTAATTGTTGTTGTATTTTTAAAAATTATTTATATATTTGTTGAAACTTAAAACAAAATAATTATGGAAGAAAAAGAAAAACAAGCACTTAATGAAACAGCTTTAGAATTTGCTAAAGATTTTGCTGATTTATTTGAAATATCTAATATTGGTTCAATGTATTTTGGATTTAAACACGGTGCTAATTGGCAAAAAGAAAAACAAAAAGATTTAATAATTAATTTTGCACAATGGTTTAACGATTTTCATTCAGGTGAAGAATATAAATATAAAGATGGATATATTGAAGAATTATTAGAAACTTATAAAAAAAGAAAAGGGTACTAATAAAGTACCCTTAAAAATTATATATTTATTTATTAAAACATAGAATACATTTGACTTATTTTAGATAAATAAGTTTGATTTTCTTTTATTAATAAATCTACTGATTTAATTCTATTCAATGTTGCGGTTGGTAAATCAATACCTAAATCTTTAGCTTTAGAAATCAAATCTTCTGAAATCTTTTTAGCATTTTGTAATATTTGAATATTTTGTTTGTAACTAGCTTCTGCTTTAGATAAATTATCAATTAAAGATTTTCCAATAGTTTCATTGTCATCATTACCTTTATTAAATAATTTATCAAAATCATCAGTTAAAGCTAATTCAATTTTGTGCGTTCCTAATTCTGTTTTAGTAAATAATTTTCCAAATACGTTTTTTTCTTGTGGTGTCATTTTTATCCGTTTATTCTTGTTATTACTCTTGTTCCGTTGTTTTCTGTAACGGTTACACTATCTACCCCTGTAGTTGCACCTATTCCCTGATTTTGTAAGTCACCATTGCAACATTCTTTACTATAAGTGTTATCATCACATAGACAACCTTTTTTACCATTTACTGGACTTGTTTTACTTTTTGTTTTCGTACTCATTTATTAAAGATTTAATTTGTTCAACAATACTTTCGTTTTTACTTAACTGCTTTTTTTCTTCTAATTTATCTGCAAAATATCCCTCAAGGCTAAACCCTTTTACTTTACCTGTTTTAACATAATCATTCCAAATAGCATCATCTTCTACTTTAACCGAAGCCATCCAAGTACCTACAGGCACACTTAAATTATAAATAGCTGATTTATCTTTTTCAGTATTTTCAACAATCCAACTTTCAACTACGGTTAAACCTTTAATTTCTTTTCCGTGTTCTAAAGTCCAATTATTCTGATTACCATTTTTAAAAAATAATTGACTTGCTTTGTTTACAGTATCTTTTGAAAAATAAATATAATATTCATCTTCACCGTTACGTCTATAAATTGGCTTTTCAGGAATTAAAACCGCACCCATTAAAATACGCTTTTCAGTATCTACTTGTGCTAATTTAATTTCTTCTGATTTTAACGCTACAAAATTTGACTTGATAGCTGGAGTAGCCACTACGCTAATAGCATCAACACCACTTAACTCGTCTTTATCGTCTATTATTAATTCTATAAGGTTCATATTATTTTTATTTAAAAACATTAATTACTGTATTTTGTTATTTTTTAACCTAAACTTGCATTGTTTACAATATTTCTATCTAAACTTTGTTGGCTTGTAACTTGGTTTGCTACAACGAATGCTTGAACAGGTTGCTGATTTCCTAAAGTTTGTGCAACTTGGTTAATACCACTATTACCTACTACGTTAAATTGTGGGGCAGGAGCAGCACCACCACCACCTGCACTAACATTACCACCACTTGCAGCACCACCACCACCTAAAGCAGCTAAACCTTTTGCAGTTGCTGCTATATTTGCTGCAATACCAATACCTGCACTAACAGTATTAATAATTCTTGAGCGAATACCATAAGACGGGTCTACTGCATTTATAGGAGAAGCCATAGCCACAGCGTTAGCGGTTTGAGTATTAACAATAATTTTAGCAATACCTAAAGCACTTTCTGCTAACATAGCTGCCTTTTGAACACCTTTATTTTTTTCAAACAATCCTTTTATTAAAGATATACCACTTTCAGCTACAGCAAATGAAGCATCTTGAATAGCTTTTTTACTTTCTGCTAAAGTTTTTTCTATTTCAATTTTTTTATCAGCAATTACTTTTTCGTCATCTAATTTCTTTTGTGCTTCTGCTTTTGCTTTTTCATCTGCTGCTAATTTCTTTTCAGCATCTTCTGCTGCAAACTTATCAGCTAATTCTTTTTCCTTTGTACGCTGTGCTTCTTTTAATAAGGTTGTATCTTGTCCGTATTTTTCAGCTTCTGCAATTAATAACCTATATTGCTCTTGTATTTGTCTTAATTCTTCTGCTCTACGTTCTGCTTGTGTATCAATTTCACCTTGTCTAATACGTTCTAACGCATCGGCTTTTTCTTTTTCTAATTTAATAGCTGCATCGTTAGCTTCTTTTCGTTTAGCTGCTGAGTCTTTTGCTGCTTGGCTATCTATTGCATTTATAGATAGTTGCAAACCTGCTCTGTCGTTTTTAAGTTTCTCAATAGTTTTTAAACTTGCTTGGCGTGTTTCTTCTGCTTTTTTTGCTTCTGCTACTGGGTCAAATATTAAACTTGCACCCTTGTCTAATATCTTACTAAATCCTGCAGATAAACCGAAATCTTTACCAATAGCCGAACCAATACTATCAATAGTTTTTAATACTGCTTGGAACGGAA